GGTTAATATCGGTGGAGTAATGGGAACACTGGAGCCGTAAGATGGCGTTTAAACCACTAAGCGAAGAAGAGATTAAGTTAAGGGAATCCAAGGCCGGATCTGAGCCGATCGACGGCCAAAAGGATCGTTCTTTTGCGCAAACCGTAGGCAGGGAATTGGCCCTGATTGGAAGGGCTGCCGCAACCCCTGAAACTGTCGGGATGGCGGCCGGTGCGCTTGCAGGTCTTCCGATGCGTGCGCCGGGTGCTGGCGCACAGGCGGGTGGAGTTGCGGGTCTCATCACAAACATTGGATCAGAAATTTACAAGGCTCTTAGCGGAGATCCAAACGCAAGAAGCGTTAACGATATTCTGGAAGAAGCTAAAAACGCTATTGGATTGCCTAAGCCTGAAACTGGCGCAGAGCGCTTGCAGGAAAGGGTAATTCAGGGTGCGACCGCAGCCATCCCGGGGGTACAGGCTGGACGCATGCTTACAGCAGCAGCTAAAAGCCCCGCTCTTCGTGCAGTTGGTCAGGAGCTTGCCCGTTCTCCGGTAGTTCAGGGCGCTTCGGCTGCTTCGGGAGCAGCCGCAGGAGCGATTGCGGAAGAGCAGGGCGCCGGTCCTGTTGGGCAGACGGTTGCGACACTTGCAGGAGGATTAGCCCCGGGATCGGCCGCACGCATGGCGGAAGTTGGCAGAAAAGCCGCAGAATTTGGCGTTAGCAAGTCGCTTGTTCCGGCGATATCTTTGGCCGGTGCAACAGAGCCTACTCGGGCCGCAACGATCAGATTATTTAGGGGCGGCAAGTCTCAGGAGGAACTCGCGAAAACTCTTGGCGAATTCAGGGCGGCAGGGACTACTCCTTCTGTTGGTCAAATGACAGGTTCCGCAAACATCCAACAACTTGAAAGCACCGCAGGAAGATTCCCAAGCGCATTCGCTACAATGCGTGAAAAAGCATTCACGCAACAACAGGAAATTGGTGAAAGGGTGCAAGAACTTCGCGGTCAAATCTCAAGGGTTAAAGAGCCTTATATTGTTGGTCGTGGAGCCAAGAAGGGATTCACGGAGGTTTTTGTGCCACGCGCAAGGGCTACTCAAAAGGCGCTTTACGATAAGGCAGATTCACTAATACCTCCGGCTCTTGTGCGCATACAACCTACTCGCACGCAGCAAGCACTTGATGACGTGCTTCAAAGATTTAGGGATACACCAGAGCTTAGGACCGAGCTTGGCAATAAGCAGTTAATGTCGATACAAGACGCGATTGCAGGCGGGAAAAACGAGCTGGGCGAAATACCTCTTTCGACCATGCGCGATCTTAGGGCTTGGGCCGGAGAGAAACTTTCAAACGTTGATCTCACGCCAGATTTTCCCCGGGCGCAGGTTAAGGCGCTATACAAGGCGCTTTCGGAAGACTTTGATTCGGCCGTTTCTGGCTTCGATAAAACAAAGCAAGCATTTGATAGGGCAAATAACTTTACCCGCGCATTTCACGACCGAATGGATATGGTTCAGGATACCCTTAGCCGTAACAACCCGGACGAAATTTATCGCAATATCCTTAGCAATGCTGCCGAAGGCCCGACAAAACTTACCGCGATGCTGCGCTCAATTCCGAAGGATGACCAAAAGGCCGTGGTTTCCGCCTTCGTCAATCGCATGGGTCGAGTTGCTCCGGGGATGCAAGACGAAACCGGCGAATTATTCAGCAGCCGAACTTTCCTTACTAATTATAATAAGCTAGACAAGGCATCTAGGCAGGTGCTGTTCGGTCGCTTTGGCAGCAAGTTCCAGCAGGATTTACAGAAGATTGCGACTGTCGCAGACAAGATCGACAAGGCTTCTCAGGTTCTCGCCAATCCTCCGGGTACGGCGGCTGCTGGCGGAGCTATTGGTTCTGCAATGGCCGTTGGGGGTGGTGTAGCAGCAGGCAAGTTTGGCTTTGCCAGTGGTGTAATTGGTACTCTTGTTGGGGCAAGGCAGGCCGCAAGACTTTATACAAATCCTAAATTTGTTGAATGGTTGGCAGGAAATATCGATAAACCAATTTCCAGAGCATCAGGTGTTATCGGTGCGCTGTCTACCATTGCGAGCGATACAGATGACCCTGACATGGCCGCCTTCGCGGAAGAACTTAAACAGGAGATGGTCAGGCGAGACGTGGAGGGACGATAATGGCCGCCCCACAACTGTCATCGAGGCTGCCCAAAAAGATTGACGAAAGGGTTACCAACGACGCTATCAGGGATGAGGTTGGCAAGAAGTATTTTGGTTTCTCGGACATGGCGAGTGGTAGTTGGGCCGGCGGGGAGAAGGCACAGCAAAAGGTTGACATCGCAGAGAGAATGCGGTCTGCTGCAAGGTTTAAGGATCTGGAAGGAGACATTATGCAAAGACAAATAAGAAGCTCGATCGAATCCTCGCCGTCGTTTGTTGGCCCCAAGATGCCTGACGCCGGTGGTGGCGTGTTCTCCGGCAGTCTTTTCGACGCCGCCAAGAAGACCCTTAATTGGGAGGCTCGCCGCGACAAGCAGGGCAATCTAGCCGTTTACCCTCTGCCGAGCGGAGACATGGGCGGGACTTACGAGGTGGCCGGGATCAACGACAAGTATCATCCCGAGGCCGCAAAGACTTTGCGCGATCTGCCGCCGGAAGAGCGCGAGGCTTATGCGCTTAATTATATCGTGAAATATACTGAGCCGGTTACATCCAAGTTGCCAGAAACCTACCGGCCTTTCTTTCAGGATCTAGCCTTTAATCGCGGTCCGACGGGATCGGTTAAGTTTCTCCAGAGGGCAATGGGATTAAAGGACGACGGCGTGCTTGGTCCCGTAACGCTTGACAAGTTGAAACAGGAAAACCCCGCTGACCTTATGCGCAGGGTAAGCCTCGAGCAGTTGAATTACGAGCGCCAACTAAAGGCAAAGGACGCAAGGCGCGAGAAGTTTTACCCGGGGCTAGAAAACCGGGTTATGAATCGCAATGCTGCCTTCGGGCAGTTCAGGGCTTCCGCATAGAAGCGGATACCCCGGGCGAAGTAACCACATAGGACGGCTTGGCATCGTTAAGCCTGAAGAATGCCCCCTGAGTTTGCCATACCAAGGATGACCCGTAGTACATGCTGCCCGACCTAACAACGTATTCAGCGTTACCCCAATTCTGATTCCTGCTATGCCCGTAGTATTTTCCAGTTGTAGCGAAACCCTTACCATCAAAGGAAACATATTGGCCGTCTCCTGTTATTGCGGTATTGCGGCTCAGGGTGGCGCCGTTCCCGCCGACCATGGACCCGGTGAAGTTCGCTGTAATTTCTTCCGACTTTCTGCGGCTTTCGTAGAGCGCCTCGGTTTTAGCTTTGGTCTCGGCGAGGAGACGGTTGGACTCCTCCTCGCCGTCCCATGCGAATAATGCCGAGGTTGTTAACAGTAGAATTAAGGTTGCTTTCATTAGGGCTAGAATATAAAAAAATGAAATGGAGTCAACAAAAGAAATGAGGCTTGGGAACAGGCAGATTGGGGCGGTCGGTGTCGCCAAGGTCATCGCGGCATTGTTCCGCAACGGCTACAACGTGCTTACCCCTGTCGAGGATTTCTCGGGGTATGACCTTGTGGCCGAGAAGAACGGGAACTTCTTTCGCATACAGGTGAAGTCAACGCAAGGCACCGAGCTCAACAGGGTGTTCTACCGATTCTGCACCGGCACGGGGTGCTTTGCGAAAAAACGATACTCGGAAAGCGATGTTGACTACATCATCTGCTACGCGCTCGACGCTGATTTGTATTGGATTTTTAAGACAAAAGAGTGCAGCACGAAGACGAAGAAATGCCACCCAAAGACCGGCTCCTCATGGCGCATCATAAACGATCTCTGACACCCAAGCAGGCTTGGCGCTTGTTCGAGGACAAGGTCGCTCATTGTAGCTCGGTGGAGCAGGCGGCGGAATGGCTAAGGCAGCACCCGCATATAGCCAAGAAGATGACCGGGGCGGGCCTTTTACAGTGTTTCGACGAAGATTCTGGGCTTAAAAAAAGTCGTTGACATAAACGCCCCCCGGCTGGCATAGTCCCCGGGATGGAGGGCAAAGAGATTTCCGACCTTTCCGCGATGCGGAAGAGCGACCTTATATCCATGCTCAACATGATCGTGATGTCCATGTGCTTGGACAACGAGTCAAGGTCGATCACCATAACAAGCAGGGCTTTCGAGGAGGCGGTCAAATTTACCACCAAACACCCCAACGCCTATATCAATTTTGACACAGACCAGAACGGAGACATCAACCTAACATTAATGGAGTCCATATGGGAAAAATAAATTCACGACGTAAGGGGGCTGCCGGCGAGCGGGAGTTCGCCTCATACCTGCGGGAGCAGGGATGGCAGAAGGCTCGCAGGACGCAACAGTATGCCGGCGATCCCGAGGGCGGTTCTGGGGATGTGGTCTGTGCGAACTTCCCATTTCACTGCGAAGTAAAGCGCTGCCAGCAGATTAAGCCGGAGCAGTGGATGGTGCAGGCCAAGGGCGATGCGCCGGAGGGCAAGATCCCGGCAGTGTTCTTCCGCCGCAACGGAGAGAAGAAATGGCTTGCCATTGTCGAAGCCGATGATATTTGCGAGATCGCACGTCACATCGCGCCACCCAATTTTGTTGTTGACGTGGTGGCTACCCATCCTGTAGCAACTACCGTGGCACAGGGATTTGTAATACCTTCAACCCCAATAAACCCAAACAAAATACAATAGAAAGGACAGTATAACATGGCACTAACCATCAGCGCAGAATCAAAAAACTCGGAACGTCAGTTACCGGAGGCGGGAGCCACGGTCGGCATTCTATTCAGCTTGGTCGACCTTGGTCACCAGAAAACCAATTGGGATGGCGAGGAGAAGTGGTCCCCCAAGGTCCGCCTAACCTTTGAGCTTCCTGATCAGGTTCTCGAGGGCGAGGTTACCGAGAACGGCAAGACCACGAAAGTGACCAAGCCGATGATCGTATCCATCGAGCAGACCCGGTCGCTTGGCGAACGCGCAAGCCTTCGCAAGCTTCTGGAGCAGTGGCGCGGTCAGGCGTTTACCGCCAAGGAACTTCAGGCGTTTAGCCTCAAGAACCTGCTTGGCAAGCCGGCCATGCTGACCCTTGTCCACAAGACAAGCCAGCAGGGCAGGAATTACTGCGCCATTGCCGGTGCTTCCAAATTGCCCAAGGGCATGAAGGCGCCGTCGGAGACGCAGAACGAGCATGTGTATTACGAGATCGAGCAAGGCGAGTCCGGTGACTTTTCCAAGTTGCCGGAATGGTTGCAGGGCAAAATCCGCGAGTCCCGGGAGTTTGCCGGCAATGCACCGGTTGCGAAAGCGACCGATGTAAACGGCGAAAAGATGCCGTTCTAATCTAGTGGCTCTTACTTTTTCACAGAAAGAGCCAAACCAAACCCGCTTGGTCTTCACGGACCAAGCGGGTCATTGGTATAATGCCGAGGGCAAGTCGGCTCATGTAATCATTGGCAAGACCGGTCTGGAGCGCAACACAACCGTCGGCGACGCAAGGAAGCTTGGGCTTTACCCGAGCGTGACGTCGGTGCTGGCGGCGATGGCAAAACCGCAGCTTACCAACTGGCAGATGGAGCAGGTGCTGCTGGCGTCCATCAATATCGCTAGGGAGCCGGACGAATCGCTAGAGAGCTACGCCAAGCGAGTGATCAAGGCGTCCAAGGAGCAGACCACCAAGGCGGCCGAGCATGGCACCCGCATGCATGAGGAAATGGAAAAGATTCTTATGGGTCAGGAGACTTCCAAGGATGAGCGGATGGCGCCCTATATCAAAACATTCAAAGAGTGGGCGGCCGAGAATGTGACCAAGACGCACTGGTGCGAGCGTGCGCTGGTCGGGGCGGGGTATGCCGGCAGGTGCGATGCGCTGGTGGATCTTAATGGTGTCGGCACCTGCATCATCGATCTAAAGAACCGCAAGGTCAACGATCGCTATGAGCCGTTTTTTGAGACGGACGTTGCGCAGTTGGCGGCGTACAGGATGGCGTGGGGCGATACCAGCGTTGGTTGCGTTTCGATTGTATTGGCCGCGAATGATCCAGAGAAGATTGTCACAAGGGTCTGGGACGAGCGGGAGATTTGCGAAGCCTACCAAGCATTTTCTGCTTTACTCAAAGTATGGGCTTGGGTAAAGCAATACACACCACCGGGGATGAAACTATGACACCACCCACCATTGAAGAACTTGGCAAAGCAGCAGAGGATATTGTATGGCGGGTTATGGGCAAAGGCTCGGAGAAATCCGCCTATGGAGAGTGGTTTAATGTTGACAAGCCGGTGCATGATTACCATATAGGTCGCGCTATGCGTCACTTGTCCACAGCCATGTTGCAGTTGCAGAAGTCAACGCCTTGCCCGGACAATAACGGGGAAACAGCAGCGGATCATCTCGAGAGGGCATTGGTCCGCGCGTTGTTTACTTGGGCGCAAGTAAAGAAAGAGGTACCAAGACTATGAAGAAACTGGAGGACATAACCGTAACATTTATCTGGGGAGGCAAGGAGGCCACGGCTTTTGCAGACGTGATCTACAAGACTCACCGGGTTGACATCGGGCCGCAGGGCCACCGTGAACATTATATGGCCGACGTGCCTTATGACATAGATCTATCTAGGATCGAAGTCATGATCGACGGCAAACAGATTAAGGATGATGAGAATCTTAAGGAGTTTGCGACGCAACTCCTGCTGGAAGAAGCTGACTACCAGCTTTGCGAGATGGTATGAAGAAGGTCGTACTTACTCAGGCTTTAGGTGACGATTGGCTGGAGGTTCTCAAGCTTACCAAGCCGCGCATGGAGGAGTATTGCCGCAGGCACGAACAGGACTTCATCTCCATCGAGAAGCCGCTGGCGCATCCGGTGCAGTACAGCAAGCTGATTATCCCGCACCTGATGACGACCAAGGGCTACGATGTCGTCACCTTCCTTGATGCTGATGTGCTGGTTGCGCTGGACTGCCCGGATATCTCCAAGGATGTCGAGAAGTTCTGCGCTTTCGACGAGGGGTCATATCTCGACCGAAAACCGGGGATGGCTGCCCTAGCGAAAGCTTTTGGTTACAAGATCGACCCGCGATTCTATGTCAACACCGGGGTCTTTGTGGCGACAAAAGAAGTTGCCGGGATCTTCGCCCAGCCGCCCATCGGATTGTTTCCCAATCACTTTGCCGAGCAGACATGGATGAACATCATGGCGCATCTGTGCGATCTGGACCTTCAGGAACTTGACCCGGTCTACAACTGCATGACCAGCGTCGAGCAGCACTTCGGTCTCAATCGTTACCATGACGCATACATGATTCACTACGCCGGACAATCGAACGATATGAGCAAGCTTAGGACGCAGATTGAGTCGGACATTAAGAAGCTTGAGGAAGAGATACGATGACACCGGTGCGAGTTGTTCAGGCAAACGGCAAGTACAAGCTTGAGACTATGATGGGCAAACCGATAGGCCCAAGACTATGGGGCGCGGTACCGCCAAACGGATTGCCACCGATCGATGACGAGTTTGACACAAAGGATGCCGCTAGGGATGCGGCAGAATTATGGAACATGTATGCGGTTTGGTGTCAGGACCGCTCAGGAAAGAACAAAAAGAAATGGTCTCGACGCAATTAACATCGGGGGATTACGACGCAAGAATCCAGCAGCTTGCCGGGGAAATAGTCATCCGCGCAATCGACGACATAAGGATGCTACAGAGACGAGGCATCCTGAATGGGATACAACCGACAGGTGCAAGAAGCAAGAACGTCAGGGACTGCAATTGCTACCGCCGAGTTGAGTCTGTCAGGAAGCTTGTGGACGATTTCTCTAATGGCGTGATCCTGTTCTGGTGCAAGGTGGCCGGGATAGATATTGACCAAGCAACCCTCAATCGTGTAATAAAGAAGAATCATGGAACTAATTAAAACCATACTCGAGATGTCGGTAAACGTGGCCGCAATTATTATTATGTTTGCGGTAGTCCTATCCATCATTGCCGGTGCGGTGGGGTTTATCCTATGGCTATTTGACAGGATCAGGGAGGAGCGGACACAGTGGCAAAATTGGGACAGGTAAAGATTCTGGGTGAGCGCAAGGTAAGCATGGTCGAGCTTGATCTCGACATGGACGACCAGACAATAGACAGGCTCGCGCATATCGGCTTCAATCAAATCAAGTATGACAGACAGGAGCTTGCCGCATACGCCATGAGGAAGGCGATTGAGGCATTTGCAAAAGGAGAAAAGAAATGCACACCACAAATCAAGAAGCAGCGTTTAAGCAAAAGATCCTGACGGCCGTAACGGTCCCAGAAGTATTCACCCGCTCGCAGTGCGAGATGATTATCCGAGACGCCGAGATCATCGGCATGACCCGGGCGCCCGTGCTTGCCAAGGACGGCAGCCGCGTGACAAGCCGCACCCGCACCTGCGCGTCATGCTGGTTGCCCAAGTCGCCGCACTTCCAGTGGGTATATAATTATCTGGCAGCGGTTGTATCCGAGGTTAACAATGAACACTACAGGTTCGACATATCGGACATGCAGCAGTTGCAGGTGCTTAGGTACAGGCCGCTCCAGAAGTTCAAATGGCATTTCGATACCTACGACGGCAGCGACCGCAAGATGACATGCGTAGTGAACCTGTCCCGGCCGGAGGATTACGTCGGCGGCGGGCTATGCGTCGAGGCGGATTGGCATGGCGTAGAAAAGTCGACGCATCAGGGGTCGGCAAACTTCTTCCCATCTTGGATTAAGCATAAGGCCAAGGCACCACTGCTCGGTACGCGCTGGGCGCTGGTGGCATGGATCACGGGGCCGGCATGGAGATAAACGTCACGCTCACCGCCAACGAGATTCTGGTCGCAGGATACGTTGGCATGCGCAGGAATGCGGAAGCGAGCTATATGCGCCGTAACCCCAGATTCCCCGAGAAGGTGGTTGGCGAGCTATGGGGATATCATATCGAGGCCGCACACGCCGAGCTTGCGGTTGCCAAAACGCTGGGGATCTATTGGGGATTCGGGGTCAACACGTTTCATGTGCCTGACATCGAAAACACCAACCTAGAGGTACGGTGGTCGAGCCGGAAGGATCTCAAGATACGACCGGACGACACCGGGATCGTTGTGTCGGTATCCGGCCGCTGCCCGGACTATACGATTCATGGATGGATTCACGCCGAGGATGGCAAGAAGGATGAGTACAGGTTCAGCCAACACCCGCCTTGCTTCTTTGTGCCGCACGCCAATCTCAAACCCCTATCGGAGTTAAAACTACATGATTGATATAGGACCAAACGAAATGCTTATGTTCGCCATTGGCGTTGCGCTATTGGCAATGTGGATGGACCGCAAATGACCTTCGCCTCAAACCTACCGCGCCATCAGTACGTCATGGTGGACCGCCAATTCTGCTCTCAGGGTAAGGAGCAGGGATGGGAGGATGCGGTCTGGTTCGGGTTATACTCGGTGCCGCACCGGGCTTGGGGATGCACCGTCATGCTCAAGTGCGGCGCCCTGTACCGTGGGCTGCCCCTGCATGCGCTCGCATTCCCGGGCGGAACGGAAGAGCCGTGGACCTTGGGCGACGCGCAACGCTGGGATTGTTTCGGCTGGAACTTCACCACGATCGAGTATGACTACCTGCGCGAACTGGACTGTCAGGTGTGGCTGGCGTCACGGCAGGTTTGGATGCAGGGATCGTACATGTTCACGGCCGAGCCTTATGGTGACGCTTATAGCATGGAGCCTAGCCAAACAAAGTCGCATCACTTCATCGAGCTTGCCAACGGCCGCATCACTTGCGTCCCGGGGAACAACGTCATGTTCAAGGAGGCGTCTTTCACCGGAAAGAATTCCCTTGCCAAACCCACATGGCTTAGGGTACAAACGAAAACCTTCCACGC